ATGGCAGACGTTAAATACCCGTCTTACCTGCCGCTCCCGCAGCGTGCCAACATGAACATGACGCAGGATACCAGCTTCCAGCAAAGCAACCCGGCGGTTGGTCCTGCGGTGTTCACACCGATAACCACCGACCTGAAAACCACCTGGTCACTGACGTGGATTTTTACACTTCAGCAGGCCGAGCGGTTTAAGTCATGGTTGCGTCACCCTGATTACGGCAACAGGGGACAGGCGTGGTTTGATATCCCGATAGATCTTGGCGATAACCAGGGGATGCAGGTTCAGGAGGTCCATTTCATTACGATGCCGGTACAGACCAGTAAGAACGGCCAGACCGTTACCTGGACTGCCAACATCATCTGTAACGGCATTAAGGACATCACTGAAACTTACGACGAGTGGATCATTAACGCGCCGCCGAATGCCGGGTACTGGTACGACTTACTTGTGACGGAGATTCTTCCAGATGCCAACACTTAGGGAATGGAAAGAGCGCCGCCCGGCATCAGACCTGAAACAGACGGTTGTCTTTAGTCACTCTTCTTTCGGGGTTGAGCGGCTGGTCAACAATCTGTTTCAGCCTGCCGCTTTCGGCGGTGAGCTGTATCAACCGACCCGGTTCGACTTCACCGAGCCCGCGCAGGACGGAACCACGACGCTAAGCGCCACTATCACTTTTGCAGCCTTGTCGCAGGACATCAAGCAGCGCCTTAGAGGCTGGCGCGGGGCGTCGCGAATGGAGCCAATCCAGTTCCGGTACGATATCTGGGAAAACATCGGTGATTCATCTCCGTTAAAAACCTACCATCTGTACGTTCGTGATGTTTCAGCGGGTGCGGAGAACGTCACCCTGACCGTGGGTATGACTAATCCGCTCAGCGTGGCAAACCCCATCATTTACACCGTCAACGAGTATCCCGGCCTGAGTAATCTCTGATGACTAAAGACGAATTTATCCGGAAGGTTAATGGCCTGCCATGGGCTGATCGCGCCTGTAGTTTTGAGGCAGTGGATTGCTGGGGCCTTGCCGTTCTCTATTACCGCCATGTCCTCGGCGTGGAGGTTCACCAGACACCGGATTACGAAGCCGGCAGGGATTTCATCACCTGCTACGAAGGCGACCGGGTTTTCTGGCAGCCTGGCGCGCGGAGAGAGGGAAATATTGGTGTGTTTTATCTCGGTGGAGTTCCTGACCACGTTGGCATCGTTATTGGCGGCAACCAGTGCCTGCATGCAAAGGGAGAAGGTGGCAGTGTGCGGATCGACCCATTGCCGGTTTTAGAGAGAGCATTCACCAGGGTGGAGTTTCTTCAGTATGGCAACATTTGAAATACAACGGCTTCCCGGCGCGACGAAGCAGCGCGGGCGATTACAACCCGGCCAGCGCATGATTGACTGGCTGGATACTCAGAAGCTGCACAATAACCTTCAGTTGAAGCTCAACGGCAAGGTGCTTGATGATGATTTTGATATAGGTTACCGCTTCCGCCCGGGAGATTACCTGTCCGTATTTGACCAGCCCATGAATATGGGTGGGGTAAAAGACCTGGTTAAGTTGTCCGCTCCGTGGGAGGCAATCAACCCCATCCGGCTTACCAAAAAGGGTATGGCGGCCATCCAAAAAACGATGATGGGAGACATGAAGAAAACCCCGTCAATCGCAACCGGTGAATCCCCAAACAACGACCTGACAGGGCAGACGAATGTCGCGCGGCTTTATAAGGGGCGCCCGAACATTTACGGGCAGGTGCGCGCGTATCCTGACCTTATTCAGGAGGCCCTTTATGAGTATCGCGACGATAACAAATTCATTACTGAATGGTTTGAGGTTGGGTACGGGAAATATTCAATATCATCCGTGCGATACTCGGAGTCGAATCTGGGGGCATTGTCCGGCGCTGGTTACCGGATTTACCAGCCAGGCGAAATGATCGGCACCATTGATGTCGGATATCAGTTCGACGACGTCGACAGCGAAGAAGTGCCGGGCCTGAATGAGTCCAGCGATTACCCTGCGCAGACAGCCACCACTACATCACCAGAATTTGTGACGTTGTCAGGAGGCCTGCTTGCGGTGAAAGTTGGCGCGAATGTCGATAACTTCTCGTTCTTTGCAGATCTGGGATTACCGCACCCGGTCAACTTCGTCATTAATGTGACCCGCTCAGGCACGCCGCAGGACGTTACCGGCACGGGAGATATCGTTAACTCCTACGAAGAATTTGACCCCAATGGCGATGTGTTCACCACGTTTGTAATCGGCAATATTGGCGGAGATGCTGCCTCACTTGGTCCTGGTGATGTCGTTAACCAGAGCCTGATCACCATGACCGACAGCACCCCTCTGGTTATTGGCCCGTCCGTGTCGCCGATAGAGTCATCGCAACTCTGGGTGCACGTTATGGTTCAGCTTGGGGCAACTTCGGGCACGACCACATATCGCATTAAGTTCTGGAAGCTGGACGCCAACAGCAACCAGGTGCCCGGAAGCCTTGAGCAGTACGATTATTTTTTTGATAACGACTATGACGTAACGGCCCGCTACTTCAGAACGACGCACAAATTCACGCCTCACGCCGGGCCTGGAATATACGCAGTGACGATAGAGCGTATGGACGACAGCAATGACGGAAACGTCGTAACGCTGATGGCAATTCACGCCGTAAACGTTCGCTACAACGTTGTCTATCCTGACGACACGATCGTGACCGTAACCCTACGTGGCAGCAATGAATCAAACGCCAACCGGGACCAGAAATACAACATGCTGGCGCAGCGCAACACAATATCCTGGAGCCCGGCGACGGGTATTGATTACGCGCTCAGACCGTCACGCTCTTTCGCTGACGCAGTGCTGCATGAGTGGGTGATCGTCGCCAGGCAGGACCCTTCGAGGCTGGACCTGCATACACTCTATGCTATCGCTGGCTCGCTTCCCGATGCGCAACTCGGATATTTTGATTTCACGTTTTCCGATGCCAAACAGGCGTTAGGTGAGCGCATCCAGACCATCTGTAACGCCGCCCGCGTTGATATCAACTGGATAGGGGATTTGCTGACCTTCTGGCGCGATGAGGAAGTGTCATATCCGGCCGCTGTGTTTGGCCGGAGCAACATGTTCTGGGACGAGTTTAAAATGGGGTACTCAATGAGTCTCCCTAACGGGTACGACGGCATTACTCTGGATTACACCAACCCGCAGACCAATGATAAAGAGTATATCTGGCTGGCGGTTAGTTCTGCCGGAGTTTCAGAGGTAACCGGCGCAACGCCTAATGCCATGACGATTAGCCTTTCCGGTTGCCGCAATGAGTATCAGGCCCGGAATCGTGCATATCTTGAGGCTAACAGGCTGATTAACTCGCGTACCAGCATGACTGTTAAGGTATTCGAGACCACTCAGGTTGTGCGCGGTGCGGTTGTGCAGTGCCCGGATATGTACGACAACGATCAGCAGACCGGTTACCTCAGGGGGCGCGCTGGCGACGTATTCCAGACGTCAGAACGGCTAACATTTTCCGGTGACATGTGGGTGGCAATGACTGACAGCCTTGGTAATTACCACGGCAGGTATCGGGCATATCCGGTCGATGGCAACCCTTCGGCATTTAGTGCTGTAGCAGAGGCTTTCGACCTTAATATTTATGATGGTCGTACTGTCCAGACACCATCCCGATATTTTCTGGCTAACAGCAGCGACCTTAATTCAACGCTGTGGCGTGTCGAAGCATCAAAGCCTAATGGCGACGATACACAGACACTTTCATTGACTGAATATTCAGACGAAATATATCTGAATGATTAATTCCTGATTAAAACTTTCTGCTTCGGGTATATCCCGAGGCATGCTTATGCACATGCGAGACGATTATGGCCAATACATATAGCAATATTCCACTTCCTGCCCCCACTAAAAATCCTGTTCCCAGTACAGATATCCGCGATCATATATTTGGTGGCGCAAAAATCGACGAATTTGTTACATCGCAAGCGTATGAGTACGCAGACAGATTTGGAAACAAACATCGCACAATTAACGGCATAAATTACGATGCTAATCAGGCAATGTTAAAATATGGCTACATCACAAAGAAGTCTTTTGAAATTGGCGCCACCCTCGACACTCCTAACACTGTTCTCCAGTGGGAGAGTAATGGAGAATTCTATCGGTGGGACGGAGACTGGTCATCACCTAAAATAGTTCCACCAGGATCTACACCGGAAACAGCAGGAGGTATTGGCGAAGGAAAGTGGGTTGGGGTTGGAGATGCATCTTTACGCGGTGAGCTAATTTCAGACGAAAATGGAAAGGGTGATTTTTTAATTGCCGTAAAAAAAACAGCATCCGGTTCTGTGGGAAGAACTCAGCACGACGTTAATAACGATATTTTTTATGTCGAGGATTTTGGGGCTGTTGGGGATGGCATTACAAATGACAGCGCCGCTGTTTCGGCAATGATATCTGCTCTTGGATATGCCCGATTTGGTATTAAGAAATATAACCTAACAGGATTTAAGTATAATGGTGATACCCTTGCGCTAATGGGTGATAAGCGCCCAAATTATTCAGGCGGCGCATTGACAGGTGGTAGTATCATCATTGGAATGCTGGACCATTCAGTTACAAACGCATATTTAAGAGATATTGGGCATATCGCTGTCACTGATGGAATAGTTTTAAATTCAGGCGTTGGTAGCGCTTCAGCAGGAAAATTATACGTTAAGGACGTGATTGGCATCGGAACCGGAGAAGCAGGGGCTTCTCATGCTCAACTGTACCAGGGTTTTAATGATGTTTATATCGGTGATGTTGAAGGCAATGATGCGCAATACAGCGTGGTGGTCAAATCCCGTAGTGGATTTGTGAGCAACGTTACGTCCAGAAATGTACGCACAGCCGGGCTATTCATCAAAGGCGACCAGGGATCGCCTGCGGGAAATGTTGGAAATGGAGCGGCTACAAACCTTGTTATTGATGGTGTTAATGTAATTAACGGCTCATCCAACACTGGTTGTACTGCCCTGTTCATTCAGTCGAGTACAGAACTGGCGTCGAAAGTAATTGCTTCAAAAGTGAGGTCTGTTAATGGTAAATCTGCCGTTGAGATCGCTGGAGGAGGAACGGGGCCGTTACAAACCAACTCCATTATCGTTAGTGATATTATTTCAGAAGCAACAGCAAACAGCGCATTGCTGGTAACAGGAAACCCTTCAGATTTCATTGTCAGGGGGCTCCTTGCTATAAACCCAGCCAATGCAAGCGCATTCACTATTTCAGGCTCTTCAAATAACGGTCTGGTCGATGATGTTATGCTGGTAATTTCTAACACTGCGATTACTGGTGCGCTTGCCGGTTTCATGGGCGCCGTGACAGCCTCACGCCTGGGGAATGTCAACGTTCGAAACCCGTACAGAAACATGGCGGTTCAGATTGAACGCGGAAAGGTTAACCCGGGAGCGCTCACTGGCAACGTTAATTACCAGAATGACGGTAACATTGCCGTATTAAGTGGCGCGGCGTGGGGTGCTGTTACGCCAAGAGTGGAAACAAGGGATGGTAATTACGCCGTATTCCACGGTTCAATAGTGACGACTGGTGTAACGAGTGCGACAAGCCCTGTACTTGGTACTTTACCGTTCTCTTTTCCTGCTAGTTGCATTGTTGAGGTAGGCATTAAGCTCAGAGACGGAACCTATGCGGCTACACGTTGCTATCTCTCAGGCACGGTAATCCAGATCCTCACAGCCAGCGCCACATCAATAGCAGAGGTATATCTGGAAGGACTAACGGTAAACCTTCCGCGCAGTTAAAATTCAATCACGTTCATACGTGTTTATTGCACCTGGCTTTAATGGAACGTTGCTTCTCTTTCGTGGCTATAAACTGAAACTGAAGCAACTGCCCATGATAACGAAGATGACGCGGTGACATAAAACAGGGTAAGATACTGCTATATGACAAACTTTTAAACGAAATCAAAATGACGTATTTTATCAGAAATAACTTTATGATTATTGGTTACATCATCCTTGTTTGTGCATATTCTAGTGGTGTCTTCATGCTCAATCAGGGTGATTACTCTCGCTCCATAATGCCATTCTCATCATCCTTTGATTTAAATATACACGTAGAGAGTTATGTTTCTCACTTCGCAATGAGAGATAATTTTCTTAGTCCTTTGCAGTTTTCTTACATAAGTTCTCATAATTTTTTACTTTATATTTACGCCCTGGTGACATCAATTTTTAGTGACGAGTTTAGCATTACCATTTATACCGTATTAATGAAAGTGTTAATTCTAACTTCGCTTTATATATTGTTACTGTCCCTTTCAGGGAAGTTCGAAACAAATTACAAAAAACAAATACTATTCATTCTTGCTTCATTTCCCTTCTTAGCATCGTCTAACATGGCGCTAGCATCTTCTCTGTATCAGGAACAGTTACTGTTAATCCTTGTTCCTGCGCTAATTACCACAATACTATATGACACAAAAACAGGCATCTATTCGTGCTTCTTCTTCGCCGCTGCAATCGCCACGCTCAAGAGTCAATTCTTCTATATGCCGCTGATAGTGATGGCTTTCTTCGCTATATACAGCAGGAAAAACATCAAGCTAAAATTTAGTTTGATGTTGCTTGCTCTGTCGTTTGGGATTGTGGCCATTTTACTGACTCGTGGCACAACAAACCTTAATTCATATCACTCGACATATTACGGCGCGTATCTTTACAACTCCATATCACAAAAAGAAAATCCTCATGGCGTTGATGATTTCTGCATCGGCGTGGATGCATGGGGCAACCGGTTTGATGAGAATAAAGGAATAGTAAGCACCGACATTAAAGATAATTGTATTAAGGATGCAGAAAATTCAAAATTCTCTGACGCTATCTTTTACTATATTAAAAACCCTGTTGATTTCATTATGTTGCCTTTTTCTGAAAGCGTAAAGCCTTTCTTGGGAGAGGATTATTTTCATATGGATTACAACTATAAACTCATAGTAAATCAGGATAACATGTTCGGGAAAATAACTGAATTTAAAGATGCTCTTTTCGATAAGGTAAGATTTCCAGCGCTCGTCCTGATGCTATTGGCGAGCATTGCATTCAGGAAAAGAAAAATTGCTGGCCCTTTATTTGTTATTTCTTTTTTTGGAGTGACTCAGTTCTATATATCTTTCCTTGGTGAGGGATATCGTGATCTTAACAAACACCTTTCTGGTATGAATATATGTTTCGACATGCTTCTCTACGTAGTTACTATAAAAGCGGTCTATTTGGCTGTTGGTATTGCTAAGGAAAGTATTCAGAAACCTGCCGAAGACAGAGTGTAAAGATGGTGAACACTAATACATCGCCAGACATTGATTGGCCGGAGAAACCGCAGCAGCATTAATTGATAGGCATCCCCACGTTGATCTCCCTCTGGTTAAAAACTACTGTATATAAAAACAGTATAACCATCAGGAGCCGTTTTTATGGAATTTTACACACCAGCAGAGTTGCGCGCGATTGTCGCGCTGCCCCTCTTCGGAGACCTCGTCCAGTGCGGATTTCCGTCTCCCGCCGCTGATTATGTCGAGCAACGCATCGATCTGAATGAACTGATGATCCAGCACCCCAGCGCGACATATTTCGTTAAGGCGGCAGGGGATTCGATGATTGAGGCGGGTATCTCCGATGGGGATTTACTGGTGGTAGACAGTTCCAGAACGGCGGAGCATGGCGACATTGTGATCGCAGCGGTGGGCGGCGAGTTTACAGTAAAACGCCTGCAGCTGCGCCCGACAGTACAACTCAACCCAATGAACAGCGCCTACTCGCCTATTTTTGTCGGCAGCGAGGATACCCTGGACGTTTTCGGGGTCGTGACGTACATCGTTAAATCGACAAACTGATGTTTGCCCTGGTCGATGTGAACAGTTTCTACGCTTCGTGCGAGACTGTATTCAGACCCGATTTAAAGGGGCGGCCCGTCGTTGTTCTTTCGAATAACGACGGGTGCGTTATTGCCCGTAGTGCTGAGGCGAAACAAATCGGGATCACTATGGGAGAACCATTTTTTAAACAGCGGGATTTGTTCCGGCGCCACAACGTTGCCACGTTCTCCAGCAATTATGAACTGTACGCTGATATGTCGCAGCGGGTAATGACGACGCTGGAATTAATGAGTCCACGCGTCGAAATATACTCAATTGATGAGGCGTTTTGCGATCTCACAGGCGTGCGAAACTGCCGGAACCTGGAAGAATTCGGAAAGGAAATCCGCGCAACGGTTTTGCAGAATACCCACCTAACCGTGGGCGTCGGTATCGCCCAGACCAAGACCCTGGCGAAACTCGCGAACCACGCGGCCAAAAAGTGGCAACGGCAGACCGGCGGCGTCGTGGATTTGTCGAACGTCGACCGCCAGCGGCGTCTGATGTCTCTCGTTCCTGTTGAAGACGTCTGGGGCGTGGGACGGCGCATCAGTAAAAAGCTGGGTGCAATGGGGATCACCAACGCATGCCAGCTGGCTGATACTTCTACGTGGGTTATCCGCAAACACTTCAATGTCGTGCTCGAGCGAACCGTACGCGAACTGCGCGGCGAACCCTGCCTGGAGCTGGAAGAATTCGCGCCAGCAAAACAGGAAATCGTCTGCTCGCGTTCGTTCGGTGAGCGCGTAATGGAATATGAACAGATGCATCAGGCGATATGCAGTCATGCTGCACGCGCGGCGGAGAAGCTGCGAGGCGAGCACCAGTACTGTCGGTATATTTCCGCCTTCGTCAAAACCAGCCCCTTCGCAATCAACGAGCCATATTATGGTAACAGCGTATCTGTAAAACTTCTTACCCCCACTCAGGACACCCGCGACATCATCAACGCGGCGGTGCGCTGTCTCGACAACATCTGGCGCGACGGCCACCGATACCAGAAAGCGGGCGTAATGCTCGGTGACTTTTTCAGCCAGGGAGTCGCACAGCTTAATCTGTTCGACGACGCGGCGCCGCGCCGGAACAGTGAAAAACTGATGGAGGTTCTGGATCAGCTCAACGCCAAAGGCGGCAAGGGGACTTTATTTTTCGCAGGGCAGGGAATTCAGCAGCAGTGGCAGATGAAACGGGACATGCTTTCACCTCGTTATACCACCCGGTTTTCGGATTTACTCAAAGTTAGGTGACAGGGTAGATAAGGATCGCGGGATGATGAAGCGCCAGTGACGTAGGTGTGTCGGATTTGTGTCGCAACTGAGCCACACTTAATCCATCAATAAGTATTGCAACGACACGTAACGACACAAATCCGGGAGCGAACGCGGTAAATCTGTGTTGTTACAATGAGTTATTCCGCGCTCTACGTTCTTCTAAGCCGTGGGTCGCAGGTTCGAGTCCTGCAGGGCGCGCCATTATATATCGGCAAGTTACCTCTAAATCTCCCCGACTCCCAAAATCTAAGCAGGTACCGTAACGGGTGCTGTTGCTTCAGAGTCTCCTTTAAGCATTATTTGCTAATTTCGCACCTACAAAAAAACAACCTTTTCTGTGCTTACTACAAAAGAGCCAGGCAATCTCGTTGCCGGGCTTGCTGTCGCCATAACCATTTGACGATAAAGCTCCGTTTCACTTTGCTTCCTGGCCGAGGTGTTGGTGTAAGTATCCCGCATAATCGTGCCATTCACATTTAGAGATCATCCGGCATAATCAATCTGCCAACAAAGGAGATCGCTATGCGTAAAGCCCGCTTTACTGAGCATCAGATCATTGCCGTAATTAAATCGGTTGAAGCCGGACGAACCGTTAAAGATGTCTGCCGGGAGGCCGGTATATCTGAAGCCACCTACTACAACTGGAAGTCCAGATACAGCGGCATGGAGGCTTCTGATATTAAAAAGATCAAGGATCTTGAGGACGAGAATCGGCGTCTCAAACAGATGTTTGCCGACCTGAGCCTTGAGAACCGGGCGCTGAAAGACGTTATCGAAAAAAAGCTTTAAAGCCAGCCTTTAAGCGTGAGCTGGTCACTCATCTGATAACGACATTTGGACTCAGTATCCGTCAGGCCTGCCGGAGTCTGAACCTGAGCAGAACGGTTTACCATTACCGCCCGGATACCACGCGTGATGAACCCGTTATTGCCGCCCTACAGGCGGTGGCTGAGCGATATCCACGGTACGGTTTTCCAAAACTCTTCCAGGTTCTGCGGCGGCAGGGATACCCGTGGAATCACAAAAGGCTCCACCGTGTTTATTGTCTGCTGAAGCTGAATTTTCGCCGTAAAGGCAAACAACGGTTGCCGGTGCGTAATCCCTCGCCACTGGCCACACCGGAAGCGCTGAACCAGAGCTGGTCTGTCGATTTTATGCATGATGCCCTGGTCTGTGGCCGTCGTTTTCGCACGTTCAATGTCGTTGATGACTTTAACCGTGAGGCATTGTCGATTGAAATCGATCTGAATCTGCCAGCTCTGCGCGTGGTCCGTATACTCGACAGGATCGCGGTAAATCGCGGCTATCCGGTCATGCTACGCATGGATAATGGTCCGGAATCTATCTCACTTGCACTGGCTGAATGGGCAGAGCAACCTGCAGTAAAACTGGAATTTATTCAGCCGGGTAAGCCGACGCAGAACGCTTTTATTGAGCGCTTTAACCGGACATACCGTACAGAAATACTCGATTTTTATCTGTTCAGAACGCTGAATGAAGTGCGGGAAATCACGGAAAGATGA